TGCTGCATGTTCTTGTTACCCATGCCGACGTTCTGGAGAGAACGCCAGTCCATGAGTCGAATGGTACCTGCAGAAAGAGCCTGAGAAAGCTGATAAGCAGCGCTAGCAGCACCCTGAGCATTGGTTCCCGAGGCCGCTGCCTCATTAGAGAAACCCTTAATCATGCTCGTGGCGTCGGCAATCCTAATTCCGGCATTCGTGAACAGACCAATATTCTTGGTCATGTCACCGAAGTTATAGATCGTCTTATCTGCGTACTTGTTCAGCTCGTCAAGATTTGCCACGACTTCGGGAAGCTGAGTTCCATATCGAGCCGTGTTTGCCAAGATAGTCTGAATAGAACCCATCTTGAGCTCATACTCAGCAAAACCCGCCTTGATGGGGTCCAGCGTGAGCGAACGCATCATGGTGAGTCCGGTATCTACAGCTCGGGATGCAATGTTAGCAAGAGCGGTGATACCAATGACCGACATGGCTGAGAACTTACCAGCCAGGTCACTCACACCCTGAGCAATACCTCCCAGGGAGAAATTCTTCGCGGCTGCGTCGATACCACTAAGGCTCTTCGCAGCGTCGTCCATGTTGAGATTCTTCTTCAGAGTCTCAAGAGACTTGCCAGTATCGGCGACGCCCTTCTGGAACTGGTCGCCGTTAAACTTCATTGAGACGATGCGCTCGTCGATCTTACCGCTCATGCGGACGTCACCTCCAACCAGATGTCATTAGCGATTTGTTCAAAGATGGGGCGCATAGCGGGATTAATGAAATCTCGCCCAGAAACCCATCCACCAGTACCAGTACCATGACCGTACTGAAGTCCGATAACGACCGGGAAGCCGTTTTCCACATGGCTATTAGTCCATCGGATTGACCACGACCCTCGGGATCGAGAAATCTCATAACCCCAAGAGGCCGCGGTCAATCCGGAATCAACAGGAGTGGCTGCCGCAAGTGCTGCGACCCCTCGCTGTGCCGCCGACTGCAGAGTTCGTCCAAAACTACCACTGAGAATGTTCTTAACGAACCTTTCAGTATTATTAAAGTTTCCACTCTGCGTAATCGAGAACACAGTTTTCTCCTATTTTGATTTAAACAGGAACCTCTTCGGAAGGAGGAAGTTCCTCGGGAGGATTCTCAACAGAAACCTCTTCTACGTTGGCATTGAAATCTCGGGGGAGGAGTTTCAACACTTCCATAATCTGAGGAATCACCAAAGCAGTATCGACACCAGGGTCGGAGGGGATTTCTACTGTGATGAGATACTTCACTATGGCACCCATTTCAATCCGTCAATACCAAACCACGTATTACTTCCTTGTTGAAGCATGATCCAGCCATACTTCATGTTTTGATCCGTATCATTATCGCTACCCACATCAATACGGGCATTCCCATTATTCGAAATGGTCGCGAGGATGATTCGTCCAAGCCTAGGCCATAGTTCAGGATGTGTTTGAATGAGACGCGTACCCATTGTTCCGGCTCGGACAAGACCCATTGTCATACACAACCCATCTTCGCGCCGGAGGAAGCGAGGAACGGGGTGTGTGCTCGAATTAGGAACCCATGAATTAGCAAGGACGAATGGCGTATACCAAGGATTGTTATTGAATGCATCCATGGTAATGGCTGAAACGCCCGAGATACTAAAGGTGTTACCAACGGCACCTGGATCGTTCGTTTTCCAATTCAATCGAGGAGTTCCCGAAGTATCATTATAGCCCAAACCCACATACTGAGTCGTGGACCCTCGAAAATGCTGTTCCAGGTAAGATGCACATGAAGTAGGCATGGTAATGATCGGAGTATTATCGGTCGATGTTGCGGAGGTAATTTCTACCACGCCTTGGAACCATACGAATCCGTAAGGATCCTTATACCACTTGACTTTCCCCCATACGGAAGTATCAGTAGGCTCCTTGAAGTTGGAACCGAAAGCGCTACCACCACTACCGACATTCGTCCATGTAACAGATCCTGCAGCGAAGAAAGTGAGTCCATCCAAACTAATATAACTGCTTGCTGGAGGGGTTGTATATGCCAGAACCTGACCATCCGGGTTAATACGGATAGTCCCCACCTGATCATTAAAAAGAGCAGGAAGAAGAATCGAAGAATCCGGACGCATTCCTACAGGAAGAGTAGTAATCAAACTACCCGCAGCAGGAGTTCCATTATATCGAAGCAAGCCCTTAAGGACGACAAGTCCCGTCTTCAGTTTATGGGCTTGGGCTTTCGGACTGAATCCTGTTGATACGGTGATTTCATCATAAACATACCAGTTCGTCGCCAGGGTCAGATTAACTCTTTCACCCATGGTTTGACCGGCAATAGCAAAGGAATTACCAGTTCGCATCAGACGAACTTCACGTCCGGCATTAGGAACGTAAGGAGTCATCCAAGGATATGCCAAGGTCGAAAGAGCTCCGCCGGGATTTCCCGTATTAACCTTGGCAGTTCCTTCTCCACGATAAGATCCATCAAGAAGAGCCAGCTGGGTAGGATCCGGAAGAAGTTCAATCTTCACCGTCCCCGCATTCATCAGAGGACCAGTAAGCCCGATGATTTCAGCCTTAAGTTTCCAAGGAGAAGCGGGAGTCCCCGAACCTGTCAGAGTCAAGTCGATAGCCTGACCATCTTCAACAGACATCGTGGAAATTGCAGAAATATCGCCAGCATCAATCAGAGTACCATCACGCTTCTCAAGAATGAGATGATGACCGCTGTCAACATAACCATCAACAACAGTAGAGTCCTCAATGATTTTCATTCGTGCCGCAGTGAATACGGTAACAGTTGCCATGGGGACTCCTTTCTATAGAGACGAAAGACGATAAGAATCAGTATCGATTTGTACGACTGATGGATATGACAATTGCCAAGTAATACTATCCAACATCTGTACAGCTTCGGCAGGACCGTCGATCGTTGCTGTTCCGTCCCCATTATCAGTGACACGGAATATAGACGCGTTCTCAAAGATGTTAAGAACTTCTTGCATCGATGGAAATCGAGGCTCATTGCTAGCATTACCATAGAGAATATCCTCAAGAACAGTCAATGCCCAAGGATAGCAAATCGTCGAATCGATGGTAAAATGGGCTGAAATAGTTCCATCAGACAGAAGATTCGGAACTGTGGAAATATCCCAGCTGAAAGTAATGGGCTCCAGGGAGGACGTAATTGTCTTATCATTCCTTGCGGAGGGAGAAGAAAAAACATTCCAAACCAAATGGATCTTGTATCCGAATTCGGAATTCAGAGCCGTTCCTTGCTTGGAGCGATAAGACAGTCCGAAATATGAACGATGTTGTTCATCTGCTCGTTCATTCAAACCGTTGTAAGGCTCAAATTCTCGAGGATAGGTATACGCTTCGATTGTTCCGGAGAAAGAATCATCTCGACGTCGCTGATGAAACTTTTTACCGTCATAGTAAGAGACGGAAATATCCGATCCGGAAGGAGTCTCGGAAACCGAGATCAGTCCATTCCACGGTACGCCCTTACCACTCAGAGGGTAAAAAACGCCTCGGTCAACACCGAATTCGTAGGAACGCTCGCTAGGATCATCCCAAACAAGTCTGGACACTCGGGAGACTCCTTCCGGACGCGAATTAAAATTGAAGGGTTGGTTGGAGAGGCTCCCAGGATAATTCCCAGGAGCCTCTCCAGTCTATTAAGTTGTTGGAACGGGTCCGTAGTTACCCCAGACTCCGGCATTATAAACCCAGAGATTACCTGCAATAATGTAGGCATCGCCCTGGTTTGCCGGATTCAGGAATTCCATCCAGTATTCAATGAAGGACGTCGACGCATTTGCTGCGCCATTCCATAGAGGCTTCATCTCCGTATTATTGTAGTTGAAGCCAGGAGTATCTCCCGTGAATGCCGGTCCGGAATATGCTCCAGAAATAACCGCTGCCAAATCAAACCAGACATCCGGGTCGCCCATCTTCGTATCCGAGAATAGAAGAAGACGGCCAAGATTAACCATCGTAGCCTGAACACGAAGTTCATACTGACCAGGAACGTTTGGTGCGGAAGCAGAAATTCCGTTTGGATTTCCGGTGTTATAACCAAGACCAATTGTTCGTGGTCGAGTAAAGCCTGTATATGCTTGCTCGAAATAAATCCAAGCGATAGCAGTATCCAAGCCGACAGGAGCAACATTAGCCCCTGTCACTTCGACATACGAATAATTGGTTGGGTGGTTTGCAATGACTCGGCCGGATTTAACTCCCTGCTTTGTACCGCGAGCAGACTGAATCACAACACAGTTCGAAGCTGTCCAACCTGCGACACCGACACCAGTAACTTCAGATACACTCGCACCTGCCGTACCCTGCCAACGAACAGCAAGGTCTGCATCGCGTTCGATCGATGTGGATTGTCCAGCGACGCCCGTATATGAGTAATCAAATCCGGGACTTGTAAGAACCCCGTCAAAGAAACTCGTCGGGACGCTTCCCAATTCGTATTGAGCGTCCGTCATCCATGCAATTTCTCCACCAACAGTAGAGCCCGACTGCAAGTTGATAGACTGATTACCAATGCCGTAGGATGTTGCTCCAGCAGGAACAGTGGCGGTAACAAATGGACGAATCCACTCATTTGCATTTCCATTAATGGTTGCTCCAGTAATAGAAGCCCCCACTTGAACATTCAGATCGTTATAGAAAGAAATAATCACATACGAATTGAATGGCAATTCCGCTTTGGAATATGCAGATGCAACGACTGCTGTCCGGCCACGCAGGGAATTCGACCAGCAACACTCCAGCCACCAATACCGGCCGCATATGCCGAAGCAATTTGAGCAGTGGGTCCGGTAGCCAATCGCGTATATTTGACGGCTCCAGTTCCTGGACGTCGACCGCCCGAGGAATCAAATGATCGTGAATATAGCGAGCCATTATTAGCAGACCATCCAGCACTAACTGTTGGCTGGGAATATGTAGCCATGTTCGTCCGGAGAACTGGTCGTGTTGCTCCATCGAAATATGAACCGTTATACACACCGGGAATCAAAGCAGCCATGTCATACCACACGTCACCAGATCCGTAAAGACCTCCATGATACAGACGAAGCTGATACACAGATGTGAGCGTTGGATACGTCATACGCATGTCCTGCCAACCCGGACCATTCACAAGACCGGGGGCAATTGTCTCCGGAGTGTAAACAACGGGACGCAAAGCACGTGCAGCAAACGATCCACCAGGAATAGTGATTGCAGCTTCCTGATATCGAGATACCAGAACAGTTCCACCGTTAGTTCGACCGGTCCCTGCTGGGATATCAAACTGGATGTATTCATCCCCAGTGGCTCCAGGGAGAGGAATACAACGAGCTGATTTCGTTCCGAACTTTGTATAACGAACGGATTGAATAATTGCAAAGCGACCAGAAGTCGATCCTGTATATCCTGCAGGAGCAGTCCCGTAAAGTTCGGAAAGGCTATTTCCGACGGTACCCTGCCAACGAACAGGAAGATCCGCATCAAATTCTGCATGGGCAGAACTACCAAGTACCGTCTTCAGTCCATAAGTAAATCCCTGCTTGACGGATCCAGAATAGAAGAAAGGACTTGCTGCGACACCCACACCAGAAACCTTCTGGATAATTGGATTACGCAAACGCAAAATATCACCAGTTAGAGCACCAGGAATGTAACAATAGATACTCAATCCTCCGCCACCACTTGTCAGTGGAACCGTCGAAAGAATCTCAATTGTCTGCCAAGCGCCAGTATAAGTAATATTATTGGCCGTCCCTAGAGACATTGCGCCGTTCCAAATTTGAGCAGAACCTGCCGTTCGACCGATCAAAGAACCTTCGGCCTTCACTTCGATTCGGGCAGAGTAATATCCACCACCATCTCCCCGAATTCCCTGGGCAACAATACCTTCAGTCAGTCCAGTTCCACCGGTAGTGATTGTATACAGCACTTCTCCTGTAGCAGGAGCTGTAATGGTGCCATTCGCAGGACGATTTGACGTCCAGCTTGTCGGAGTGCTTCCAGATGGAGGTACGGGATTCAGGACCAAATTCTCTCGAACACTGGGCTGATTCCCACCGTCGAAATATCCGAGGGGAGTAGGAGGACCTACCTCAACAAGAGTGTTCGTAAACCCAACAGTTGCGGTACCAGAGAACGCAGCGGATGCATTATTGTTCTCAATCCATACATAGAATCGAACAGTGTCTGCTGTCCCATTAGTGGTTACCGTTCCACCAAATCGCCCACTAGAAGAATCGAAATAACCGCTATAATTCGCTCTAGTCGCATTCCCATTTGTAGAATCTTGAACATCCACATAGAGTCGTGCTCGAACACCAGCAGGAAGTGCACCAATATAGGTATCCATTGTAATGGAAATTTGAGAACCCGAAGGGAGAAGCGACCCAAGGGAATACGCCGTAACGGCGATTCCGAATCGTTCAGTACCCACACCTGCGGCCATAGCCGTAACAGTCATATACTGAATTCCCGACGACATGGTATAGCTACCTGTCGGTGATCCTAGAGAATATGCGTTATTATTCGGTGCGCGACCAGATACAGCAGTTCCCGCATTCTGTGGATTCGGGAACCTATTGGTCCGAACCACGACCGCAGACCCAGCTGTCTCAAAATCAGGATTCGTGAGAAGGTTCTGCCAAACAACAGTGGTTGCTCCAGCAGTCTCAAAATCAGGATTCGTGATAAGGTTGGTGATCTTCTGTGAAGCGGTAGTGATCTGACCGATGATGTTGATCGGCTGCGGAACAGGACGCGTCGAAACGTATCCAAACAGATTCTTCAGCTCGGTCGGAGTTGGAAGTCTCGGATCAAGCTGAGTCGTTCCGTAAAGAATCGACTCCAAATATCCCAAGACAATGGGATCGGACTTCGTTGAATCCACAATGAAGTGTGCCGTCGGACGGAATCCAGAAAGATACTCGGGGACCGTGGTAATGTCCCAAGACTTCTCCATAGCTTCTGGAGTTGCCGTAAGAGTCTTGTATGCTCGAGATGATGGTGCTGCCAGAGCGTTATAAACGAGATGAATCTTATAGCCGTAATCGATTCCGAAGGTATCGTTACCCATCTTCGATCGATAGGTGAATCCAAAAGGATTACGATGCTGCTGATCGGCAAACAGTCCATTGAGCACCATGGATGATCCGTTGCAAGCCATGAACTCATCCGGAGCTGAAAGAGCAGTGATTGTCGCCTGATACTCTTCGGCAGAAGCAATGTTCAAATACTTCACACCGTCGACGTAGTAGGGTCGAGGGTCACCACCCGACTTGCTCTCAGAAACGGAAACAAGACCATTCCACGGAACACCCGGCTTACCGGAAAGATAAAGGACGCCTCGGTCGGCACCTGCTTCATAGACTCGAGTACCACTAATGTCCCAAGCGAGCTTCATTCTTTCACCTTCTTTGTTTAGCCGGAGGTTCCATACTGCTTCAGACGACGCTCATTCAAAGAGCGATTATGAGCGGCCAATTCAGACCTACTCATCTTTTTCTGAGGCTTGTTCTTTTCATTAATCACCTTGATCAGCGTGAAGAGCTGGTTCAGGTGTCGATTCTCATACTCGAGAGGTACGTTAAAGCTGACCATCCAGTTACGGATGATCTCATTGGTAATGATTTCTCTACTACCAGAACGCGGCATCTCTCGGAAAGTCGTGGCCGTCATCTTGTCTTCGATGTAGGCATTGATCTCTGCGACATTCTCATTGCTCAGACGATGAAAGATGACCTCAGGGACATCCTCGTCAAGACTCATCATTCGAATGTATTCAAAGGTCTCTTCGGGAGTCTTCTTCTCTTGACCTAGGAAAGGCTTCTTGAAGAATGACTCCCATTTTGAAAGGGAGACCAGAGAATGCTCCAGCGTCAGAACCGTTCCAGGATTAGTGCGGAAGATCTCTTCCTTTTCATCCCAGAACTCTTCGCCTGGCACTGTGATCTTAATAGGCATTCTCTGGTCCCCTCTCAGATGTGGATCACCTCTTGTTAGACGGTCTTCGTGAACGACCAGTCGTCGTCCGTGTTCGGCGCGAAGTAGTACAGACCACTTGCAGGCGTAGCACGAATGACCAACGACTGACCAAGCGTCGTGATCGTAACGGTACCCGTAACCACCGCGTTGGTGTCGGCGCGGCGGTAGACCACACCAGTAACCGGCGGGATGGTGATGACACCGGCGGTCGTTGCCGTCGGAGCCGTCGGGGTCACCTGCGTGGCCGTACCAGAGAACATCTGGATAACCTCATCAGGCAACGGAAGGCGAGCGTTCGTACCCGCCGTACCGAAAAGGGCGTTCTCAAGCTGCGTCAGAGCAGCTGCCGCAACAACCGTCGAGTCGATAGTCATCTGAGCCGTCGGACGAAGACCGGCAACAGCCGTGATTCCCAGAGGAGTCGTCGTGAAGTCCCAGCTAAACGACACAGCCTCAGGCGAATCGTTAACGGTGTTGTATACCTTCTCCGAAGGAGACGCCAGAGCACCCCACACAAGGTGAAGCTTGTAGCCCAGGTCAGCATTAACGTCATTACCCTTCTTCGTCCGGTAAACGAAACCGAACGTTCGACGAGCCTGCTGACCCACGGAAACACCGGGAGACGGAAGGGCCGTACCATCGCACTGAGCGAACTGGGGCGGGAATGTGAATGCCTCGATGGTGCCACCGAAGTCCTCAGCGGAAACGAGGTTCAGGTACTTGATGTTGTCGGCGTAGATCGGCGTTGCCTCGGCACCCGAAGGCGACTCAGTAACAGCCGTCAGACCGTTCCACGGGTAAGCGGTGTCGTAAACACCGTTATTGGGAAGGTACAGCACACCATGATCCACACCGGTCTCATAGAAGCGCTCACCAGTCCCATCCCAAGTAAGGATAGCCATTATACTTCCTTTCTAGAAGTAAAGTGAGTAAATGAAGTGATTCAGACCACTCGAAACGAATGACCGGGTGAAGGTACACTCAACGAGTGTCTCAATCTTCCTTCGAACGGGAACATCAGGGTCACGATCAATGAGCGTAACCTGATACCGATCCTTTCTTCGCCACGGGGAATTATCGGCGAACGCAGCATGCTGACCATCCATCTCATAGACGATGGCCGGATAATCCATAATGTAATTCGGGTCCGGCTGGAAGTACACATTTCGACTTCCAAGCATCTCGACAAAAATTTCATTTAGTTCATCACGGCGCGTTAATACCGGTGTTGGTGGCTCGAGGGCCATTATACACATCCCCCAATCGAAGAATCAGCCGGGGTCGTTCCACACTCAGACTCTTAACGAACCACATTTCACCATGCCATTCGACGAATCTGATGGCAAAGATGTTTTCTGCGGCCCAGTCATCGATAACGAAACTGAGCTGAGTACCCGTATAGGCGTCAGCATTAACTTTATCACTCTCTCGGAATTGCCGAGAGGGATAGAGGACGTCACCAAAGAACTTACGCTCCCTGATGACGTCCTCTCTAACACCTGGCCGAGTCTCTACAGTTCCACCGAAACCGATGACACTATAGATCTTTGCCATTTTGAAGGATTACTCCCTAACTCAGAACGCGAAGAACCAGTCAGCGTCCGTGCCGTGCGGGAACGAGTAGCCCGTGGCGGGGCGAGCCTCGACCTCGGTGGACTCGGTGATCGCCGTGCCCGGACCAGCCGTCTGCTTCACGTTGTCGATGTAGTACTCGACACCGGTCTGCGAGGGGATGGTGATGACGTGCGTGCTCGCGTTGTACGCAGGCTGCTGCGGCGTCACAACCGTACCAAGGTTCTGCTTGATGACCAGAGCCGACTTGGGCTTGGTCAGCGCACCGGAGATGCGCGTCTCAATCAGGTACTTGTACTGGTTGTAGTCGATGTCGAAGTCGTCGAACATCGAGACCTCGCCACCCTTGTCCGCACCAACGGTGTAGTCGGTCAGGTTGACGATGATCGCCAGGATCTCCGGGGTGTCCTCGAACACCTCGACAGTGACGATCTTCGACACGCGAAGCGCGGCAGCCAGGGACTCCTCGGTCTCGTAGAGACGACGGCCGACCTTGTCCTTCTGCAGGAGAAGGTCGGTGAGAACCTCGTCCGTGGTGTAGAGGGTCGGGTTACCCGTGCCCTTGTAGTTACGACGAGCGTAGAGGATACCCTCAACGATGTCGTTCGCGGAGTTCACCGTGAGGGTGACCGCGTGGGCGTACATCTCAGCATCGTAAGCGATGGGACGGATGTGGTCCTCGTCGATCTTGTCCTCGGAGTCGGGCTCGCGACCGTCACCGATAAGGATCGCACGGGCGATTTCCTCATCGAGCATGATCCGCATCTCAGCCTTCAGCCACGCCACCACATCAAGCGAGGTGATGTCCACGATGTCATCGCGGTCCAGCTTCTGCTTCTTGTAGATCGTGGTCGGGGTCGTCACTCGCTTCAGGAGCTTGATGACCTCGTCCTTCTTCAGGTTACCCTTAACGTAACCCTTGGCACGAGCCTCTTCAGCGGTGATATCGGCCACAACCGACTTGATCCGCGAGAACGGGGAGTGCTTGGTCGTCGCGAGGACGTCAGCCACCCACTCGGTGCGGCGCTTCAGGAAGCTGGGCGAGTTCTCGATCGTCTGGGCATCCGGGAACAGGATATCGATGTCCTCGATACCGTAGTTCTGAGCCGCGTGAGCGAAGGCATCCTTGAGGGAGCCCTCCTTCTGCGCGTCAGCGAAGATCGCCTCGGTCTGGGAGTGGGTCAGGCTCGTGCCCTTGTCTGCGGTGTCGCCGACGAGGCCATTCTGCTCAAACAGGTTCTTCTTCATTTCGTCGAATCCATCCTTAACGGAGTTGTTGATGTGCGCGAGGAAGGAATCCTTGTCCTCCTCGGAAAGGCCCGAGTGCTGGGCGGAGTCGGCGCCGGCACCCTGAAGGGCCTCCCCGATCATGTAATAAAGGACGCTCTTCTGATCCTCCGTGAAGGTATTGAAGATTTCCTCAACGGTAGCGTCACCGTTGGCGTGAGCAAGCTCATCAGTCATGACATTATCCTTTGTCTTGGTCTCTTCATCAGCGGAGACCTTGAGAGCCTCGCTAAGCATGTGTCGAACAACCTCTGCCTGATCCTCGTTAAAGGAAGCAAAGACCGTCTGAATCTCCTCGGCGGAGTGCTGGACGACCTCGTCAGAGTCCTCAGACTCATCAGTCACCTCAGCCTCGACTTCAGCGTCGGTCTCTTCGACCTCTGCCTCCACCTCAGCATCAACTTCGTCCGTGTTCTCGACGTCGGAATCACCCTCATCGGAGTGAGCAAGATGCTGCTCATTCCAGATGATGGCCTCATCCTGGAGTTCCTCGAACATGTCACCGTGAACAATGTTAATGTTCTCAATGACGGCGCCAGGGTTTGCACCGACAAGAACCAGACTGACTTCCCGAATGTCTCCGTGGTAAACCTCACGGCCACCGTTCACACGGCGCTCCGTCAGATTGTTCGCGAAGATCGACAGAGAGTCGATGTCCTGGTGCTTGACCATTGCCTTGGCCTGCTGGCCGTTCTCGGTCTCGTTGAAGTATCCGTGACAGAATACTCCGAATGCACGATTCTCGAGGATTGCGTGCCCAAGCACGGATCCCGGATCATTGTGCTGATGCTGCCAAACGAGCGGAACCTTCTTCTTGTCCATGTGCGCGAAGGCACCGGACTTGATGGTTCGACCGTCGGAGCACTTCTGGTCGTTCACAGTTGCCCATCCACTAAAGTCAGGCGTCTGCTTTTCTCCCATTTTGAAGATCTCCTTCCTTACGGTGCGATCTGCTTCAGCTCGAATGGCGCTGCGGCCGGGTCGAGACTAGCGTTGGGGTTTACATTGGAAAGCTGCCGCTTTTCAGCAGGCATGTTGGAGTTGATCAGCTTGTCAGCATTAGGATCCGGGGCAGGCTTGAAGCCCATAATTCCACGGATCTCATTGGAAGTCAGAATCTCATTACGAGAGAACTTCTCACCAATGTCGGCCAACTGACTGATCGGTACGAGCTTGAATGGATCCCGAACGAAGTCGATCGTCTGGCGCTGCGTCCTGGCCGTCTTGGTCAGGAAGGTTCGCGTCATCGCTTCACAAATCGCTCGAAGTACAGGCTCGATAGTTCGGTTGTAATAATTCAGCATGGTTGCCTCATCAGCAGTACCATCAAAGATGGACTGAGTGAGACCGAGCTGGTTGTACAGCATGTCTGTCAGATACTTAACCTGAGCCAGCATGTTGTTTTCCGCAGGTCGATTCAGCTGAGTAATTTTCTCCGAACCATCCGTGTAAGCAATTCCATACTTACCATTCGCCAGCTGCTTCTCAATGTCACTACGACGCTGCTCAGCTTGCTTTCGCTTCTCGTCAGTCCTGATGGTGTAGGGAAGACCGATAATGATATCGAGCTTGCCAGAGGCGGCTACTTCATCAAGCTGATCGAGAAGCTGAAGCTTTCGAATGAGTCGCTGAAGAATAGAGTTCGGTTCGTTCATCACGGAGTAGAGAGGATTCTCTACAATTGCCACAACCCGCTTAGGGAGGACAAGTTCGTCATGACGAGCCTTCACTCGATTCCACAACTTCACACGGACGTGATCCGGATACCAACCAACGATCTCCCCAACCTGGAGAGTCTTGATGTCGTATCCACTAGAATATCGAGGATCGATGGAGGTCTCCACAGGAACAATTGCCAAGACACCCTTATCAAAGAGGGTCAGAGCCATGTCCTGTCGGAATGCCGATGCCGCCTGATCAAGGTTCGCCTCGACTGTCAGACAATCAGCTAGACCGCTCGTAACGTCTGCGAAATATCGACCGTTCTCATCCTGACGAACATGTCGAATAAACACAGAAGCGACATCAATACTGAGACGGGTGTAAATGGAGGAAATGATCGATCCCTCACCGGAAATACGAATCCGAGAGCGATCTGGACGAAGTCCAAAGCTACTACCGTATCCTCGGAAATCTACCGGGGTTCCAGAATAGTCAGTTCGATCATTATCTACGAATGCATCCCATGCATGGGTGAGTCGATCACGAATTCCCACATGCCACCTCCTTTCTTAGTTTAGATGTCGATTATTAGGAGGAAGCAGCAGCCTTACGAGAATACGCCCGCTGTCCAAGTTCTCCACCTGCAAACCAGGCAGCAAATTCCTTTCCGCTCTTAAATTGAGCGGCAACGGCACTATCAGAATCCTGCTTAGCCTTCATCTCTTTAAGGCTGGCTTTAGCATCGAGAACTCGCTTTTTGCTATCGGAAATACGAGAGCGGGCAGCATCAATTTTATTAGCTCGATCGGACTGCTGTGAGCGATTACCTGGCGCAGCCATAGCTTTACGCTTGACTGAACTACCGAACAACAAATCAACAGCAAATTCCTTGCCGTTCTTGGACATTCCAGCAATGGCTTTATCGGTATTGAAAGTCTTCTTGGCCGATTTAAAATCAGATTTTGCTTTCGCAACGTTCGCAGCGTTCGATTCCTGTCGATTCCGAGCCGACTGAATCTTCTGACTACGCTGAGATGTACCCTTAGCGTTGGCTCGAGTCACTCCCCACTTCATACCCTTCGTACCGTAATGAGCGAGGAAGTCATCAACATCCATAATATGAACCTTTCTAAAGTGTTTTTACAAACTCGCCTTGGCAGTCTTCGAAAGGAACTCTATGCCAGAAGCATAGCCGGGCGCGACGTTCCTAATGAGGTTAGAGGGACCTGCTCCACCGCCATTAGCAATCTTCAAGTAATTCTTACCGAAATCGCTCGTGATCAGTGCTTGAGCAGCTTTCTTACCCTCTTCAAAGTTCTTGGCGCTAAGCGCATTGATCTTTCGTTTCCGATCGATCTTCTTGTACACATAATATGCACCAAGAGCTCCTGCGGCGGTCAGAGTCGCAATCTTCTTAGCTCGCTCACGCTTTTGTTCAGGAGTAAGTTGTGGGCGATCAGTAGCCACTGAGACCGAAGAATTCCTTCGGCCCCACTTCATGCCAGGAATACCAAAGTGAGCAAGAAAATCATCAACGTCGTTTGACATGGCGTCCCTTACTCGAAGTTATCCTTGTTGAGTTTATAAGCAACCCACGCATCGATCAAAGCGGCAACGTTATCGATCTTCTGATCCTGACGCTTCTTCAAGAGTTTGCGGTTACCATTAGTGTCTTCGATCGTGATCGCATTACCCATGGCAAACTGCATCAGCTGCTCATCAAAGAGGAGAGCTCTCTCTCCACTGAGCTTCTTCAGCTCGCCAAGAGGAACTGATTCAGTACGAGCACCCTGAATAACCTTGACAATACCAAATGGTCCGTTCTCGCTTTCCCAGCGATTAACAAACTCCTTGGCATTGTATGGGTCGTATCCAAAGGCATTAACATCATACTGATGTGTCGTAAGGAATCGATCAAGATCCTCATACACCACCATCATGTCCAGAATATTACCATCCAGAACGTGAAGGGTTCCTTCCTTCATCAGTTCCTGATACTTAAACTGCATGGCCGGTTGAAGCTTCTTCAATGTCAATTCAGAAATGTAAGAGCGAGTCTTAATTCCAAAAGTTCCATTGGTCATCGGGAAGAGCAAGGTAAAGGCACAGAAGTCATCACCCTGAGAAAGGTCGGCGCCCATCGAACACGGCATACCATCGAATCGGATGGGATCGTGATATGGAAGAGTCGGAACCGTCTCGTCATAGGGGAAGAAGTAGGTGTAACCTTCCATCGGAATACCGAATCGCTTAGCAAGGATATCATTACGAGTAGCCGGCACATTCTGCATGCGCTCAACTTCCTCCTGATAGTCCTCATACGAAACAGTGTAACCGAGGTTCGGCTGCGCCTTTGGCCACATGTTAGGGTCGTTGACCTCTTCAATGTTGTCAAGACGATACCACCAGATCGATGTCTGAGGTGCCGAATATTCACCCTTAAGGATGCTCTGAAGCTCGAGCTTGATCGTGTCGCCAGAACCGTTACGCACGGTTCCTTCCGAAGAAATGGCGATGATCCAATATCCCTCTTCCTTCATGGCGCCCTGCTCAAGAGCACCAATGACATCCTCACGGACATCTCCAGAGAGCCACTCATCCACGGTATTGTACTTAGTACGCAAACCCTGGAGCTTATCAATGCGCATAGGACGAATCTCGAGAACCGAGTTCGTCATGAAGTTCTCAATTCCCTTCTTCGTCGACACAAGCTTCTGGCGCAATGCACGAGAGCCGGTCGTATTTTGAAGAGAACCTTCAGTGAGAAGTTGGAAATAAGGACCCTTAGCCCGAGTGATTGCAGTACGGAATGGGGAAAGAACCTCATCCGCCTGCTTCATTGTCGGGGCAGTCGCAATTTGATGAGTTGTTGCCGTGTCGACAGTCAAGCCGTAAGCATGCATACACTCGGCATACATGGACTTAGCTGCGCCACGAGCGATAATGAGATACTGCTTTTTGGTAAGGCGAACCTTGACCATACGACGCTCATAATGAGTAGTATGGATCTCTTGGTTGTATACCGGAACAGTCTTCTCGATGAAATAGAACCAGCTGAGAAGATCCTCAGCCCAAAGCTTAAATGTGTCTAGGAGTCGGAGATCCTGACCGTCAGTCAGCGTCAACTCGTTCTCGCAGAACTTGATGAAACCCTCGATAGCGAGGTCATCGTAGAAATAGCGAGGGTCGGCGATGCGCTCGTCAATACGAAGCATCTGCAACGAGATCTGCTCATTAACGGGAATCTCACCATTCACCACAGCATCACGGAATTTCCCGTAATGCACTGGCGTTGCTGTGTTTGACAGAGCCAATCGCCGACCCTCCCTTCTATTCCTTGTCGGGGTTCCTACCTGCTGGCATTGACCGGCGGGTAAGCTTTTACTTTCCCTTGATCTTGGGAATGTTTGATGCGAGGTCGCCAAGACCCCACTTCTTAGTGAGAGCGCCACGAATTCCGTACATCAGAACGCCCGTTGCAACGACGCCGGCGACCTGAGCTCCAGACTTACGCAAGGTGCTCTTAATGAAAGTCTTTCCCGGGGAAAGATCCTCCTGAATCAGCTCCTTAACGCGCTTCTCCTTGTTCATGCGATCGAGAATGTTGTTAAGGTCCTTGTCGGAGAGAGTCCGACGACGCTTAAGCTGATCCTTACGCTGAGTTCGGAGATTCTGCTCCTTACGAGAACGCTGCGGTCCCAGTTTAGATACCTGAGACTTGACAACTCCCCACTTCATCCCTCGCACACCGTAGTGAGCAAGAAAGGACTCGAGAGGGTCAGTAGAGTTTTCTGCCATTTTGAGTCCTTTCTTACCAAACAGTGAGTGGAACGCGAGCCCACCCATTGGTAGCCACGCAGATGTAGAGATAGGAGGTATCAAAAGCCTTCTGGCCCTTGGTTCCGGGAGAACTCGCTGTAGCGGGAGCTGTAACCCAACCACCCGTGTCAACGTAATTCTTACTTGCTGCATCGGTAATTGCCGAGGGCGTAAGAGCTACATCGACCTGACCACCAGCCTTGCGCTGGACCACAGAGTTCGCGGAATTAACCGTGTCGACAAGAATCTGCTGCCAAGCCGCATTGGACGTGACACTCAGATACTTGTTGGCTCCTGCAGAAGGAGCGAAAGGGGCCCGATTGATGAAGTAATCATCGACGAACTTCTTATTGGTGATGTCGAGAGTTCCGGAAGGCGTGGTTACCTGAGATCTACCAGCACCATCACGCTTCATCACGGAATTGATAAGTGCCGAAGCACTTACCTGTAGATTATTCCATTCATTAATACCCGTTGAGACTGGAACCATGTCGGGGATGGAAACGAACGGCAACCCAGAATCTCTAAATGTCCAAGCAGGATCAGGAACCATTCCCTGAGGGAACCCCTTATAAACTGTACCGACGAGAAGAATTCCCCCACGTTCGAAAGTTACTTCAAAGACGGTAGCTCCAGGGAATCCCTGTGAGGAGTAATCCTGAACTGAAAGAATTCCAGGACGATCTTGATCAGGCTGAATGAATCCCAAAACCTGAGTCGGAAGTGCGGGAATCATTGTCTCTGTGGGAACTAGATTGACAAGTCCCGATTTAGCATTCTGGATGTCGGCAAGATTGGTAAACTTAAAGGGAATCGCAGGGGGACCTTGGGGTCCCGTTTCACCCTTGATATTGGTGACTAGTTCTTTTCCCATTAGGTTTTCCTAAAAACGTTTCCAGTAATTGCACTGAATCCGTAATCACCGTATTCAGCCTCCGGAGGAAAATTCTCATTCGCGTCGAGAGTCCACATAAATACCGTCACCGGAACACTATCCGAGGGAACAGGAATCTTGTCAGTCTCAGCTGCGACAGTAATACGCCAAGTCAGTTCTTCGATTTGACGCTCATAGGCACCGATCACTGGGCCCGGAAGATTTGGATCGAACATCATCTTCACACTGAGATAAACAAAGGTTCGACACCAACTCAGGACGTTGTTTCCAGCGAGAATCTCATCCCACGTATTATCGCTCGTGTCAATCTCGTAACCTTCAGTAGGACCGACGCCCATCTGAGTAAGTTTTGAGAAGGCGGAGTTGATGTGGATGATGATGTCGATGTCGAACGCATCGTAATCTTTATCGATGCCGATCATCTTCTTGATTGAATCAAGAATACTCGTCGTGTTATCAGCGGCCACATCAACTCCTTTCAGATGTCGCGAGGTTTACTTAGATAGAATTCATCGCCGGGACGACGCTCTTCCCACGGAGTGCGTAGAAGAGAAGAATCGCCGAAGTGAATCGCATTATGAGTATCGTGAGATACCGTAATGAGATTGTCAGGGTCGAGGATGAGAGGGTTTCCGTTATCGAAGTCCTCTGGACGCATCGGAATGATGTGATGGATCACAGGAGGATCGAAAATGAATCGATTGGGGATTGCCAGATCACATCCATTGTCTCGGATAATGATCTCATCCCGAAGCTTTCGCCATTCACGGGATCGATAAAAGTCCTGGTTCATCCAACGCTCAAAACCGAACGTGACTTCACCAACTCGAGCCTTAAGATTCAAATACTCGAATCGATCTTCGAACGTCTCAAACATCAGCATCTGTCGATACGAACGCTCAGTCATAGTATTCCCCCTCATCCTGGGAGACATCTTCGCCAGAATAACCCTTGAACGCCTTAATGGCCTTGTCAAAGAGTTCTTCCATACGATCATTCTTACTGATCTGTTCGGCACGAGCAGCAAGGAGAGCATTCTCCTGACGGAGTTTGTCTCGCTCGAGCTGATACTTCTCTTCGCCCATCTTAAGAAAATGGACGGTTTCCTGAGCAGATGCGGTCCCATCTCGAAGCTTCTTTTCCACCAAATCGAATGCCAAAGCAACCAATTCCTGGTTTCGAAGTTCGGGGGTAGTGGCAGGGGGACCGACGGGGCTTTGTTCAAACCCGACAGGAGCCACGTGCTTACGCGCTACCATGATGGGATTCACCTCCTTCGTAGGATCTAGTCCTAGACAATGTTAATTCAACCAAGAGGAATCGGAGAAATCGAGATTCCCTTGAACTGGTTCTTAAGTTTCCATGCCATAAAGGCAACACCAGCAGCAGTTGAAAGGCCGAGACCAAGACCAGAAATCAACTGACCTTGATGTTCTTTGATGATGTCGTTAACGAAAGTACGACCTGGATGAAGATCTTGATTAATGAGATCCTTGAGCTGCTTCTCTTTCTTAGCACGCTCTTTAAGTTCTTGTGGTGTTTTACCAGCACGATATGATGCATGAAGGTCGGAAGCGATTCGAACGCCCCACTTCATGCCTTTCACGCCATAGTGTGCGAGAAAGTTGTCAACATCGGTCAATGGACAATCCTTTCTCGTCAAAAATTGAAGGGTCTGAATGGACCCTCTTAAGAGTCGTCAGTTCTCTACACGCTGGGGGCGTGCTCTTGAAAGGAGAGTGCGGGAGAAAGGCTGATGAAACCCATACGCACTACTTGTGAGAGCTGACGACCCATAAGAGGGTCCATTCAGAGTTCGTCACTTCTCGGAGTCGACAATAATATCGATCGCAGAGGTATGACGGGGTTGCGCCAGAGACATGTCTGACGCCTTTTTCAGTCGCTGCGGAAACCACCGTCGCATCACCAGGAGAATAGCGAGCGATGTAATGGAATATGCAACGAATCCATAAACAAGGAACCGAAGGGCCGGTCGCCACACAGCAACACCATCCGGAAGCACAAGCCACGAATGATTAGCCGTCGGATCGATATAGATACCGATGACGACAGTTGCCATGACAGCAATCAGAGAAAGCATGAACTGAAAGATCAGCTTTCCTCCGGTAGTTGCCCGAGGGTCAAAGATAATGAGGTATGCTGTAAGAAAGACCAACAGAGCGATCGAACTATACATCAATAGCACATTACCCAAAACCCACAGGATTTGGTTCAGAACATTAAGGATGTCCATGTTACACTCCTCTGGGGTAGAAGGTAATATCGAAATCCTCGCCAAGGCCGTTCTGTCCCTTGCGATTTTCAAGCCAGCGAGCGACAGAGCGCATTCGGGGTCCTTCTTTCTCAAGGAACTCGTTTGCTTCTGCCGTTTGCCGATCTAGCTCATCCGGGTCGACTTTTGGGGTATAACGTCGACCGAAGATTTTGATCATTCTTGCGGCTCCCCTCGCTTGGGGACGGTCTTCTCGAAGAAATGCTTAGTGATCTCATTTGCCTGAGTCTGTTCCCGAAGTGCATCCATCGCCTGACTGAGAGTCCTAGACTGTTCAGCTGCTGAATCAACAACTCGGCGATGTGTACGACCCGGAACCCACCATTCACGAACTGAACCTACTACTATGAATAGACACAATCCAATAAACAGCGACCAACCACCGACGTCCGCCCAATCGAAGTTAAAGAAACTTGGAACGGGCGAACTGTCGATGGTTGTTGCGGCAGACGTGAAGTGAAAGTATGCCGCGATCACAGCATGCCTTACTTCAGAAGCTCGTCGATGTCGGACGCCAACGCACGGAATTCAGAGGGCAACTTCCCAAGGAAGTCAGAAAGCTGCTTGAGCTTTTCAGTAGCCTCTGCCAACTGCGCCTTGAGTTTGTCAATGTCATCAGTCGGTTCTGGATCCGTGGGCTTCGGGTTCTCCACCGGAGGAAGACCAGTTGCAGGGTCCAACTTACCGGTACGGAACTGCTCAGCATATGCACGTACGCGTGGACGATCGATCTCCGAGCAACTCGTGGAGTAGAATTCCTTGTGGAGTCGGAGAGGCTCATTCAAGAGCGTCGGATTCAGCTTCTCAACAATATAGACGAGGTAACCCATCGTCTTGTACTGCTGGTCACTCAGCGTCGGATCGTTCTCAACCTTCCATGCGTAAGGATTACGCTTTCCGGTCGTCAGTGCATTCTTGTTCAGAGGCACCATGAGAGTAATCCGGTTCTCAGAGAGAACGAAGTTAGCGGAAACATCCTTGGTGGTCTTCAGGTGCTGGACGTTACCATCATGAGTACCTGCCTGACCGGGAGCTCCCCACCAATGCATGTGAGCTTCTACGGGATTATAAGGAACCCCGTAGTACTCATTCATCTGCAGGTTCCAGTCCGGAGCAATACCCTCAAGATCGAGGTTAATGTCGAACTTAATCCACTTGGGGAAGTCGGCTGCAGTCGGAGTGATGAGCTTCGGCGAAGCAGCTTCCTCATCCGCACTCGTCGGAGGCGTGGTCGTCCCACCATTACCAGGCTCGGCCGGGGTTGGATCGGCAGGCGTGACAGGAGATGTCCATGCCGCGTCCCACGTTTCCTTACCAATCAGACCGTCAGCCTGGAGACCCTTCTCCCGCTGGAAAGCGAGAGCGATCTCATAGGTGTTGCCCTGCGGAGTCGACGCATCCTTCGGACCATACAATCCGTCAACCGTGATGGGCCAACCGCGATCGCGCATGCGCTGCTGCCAGACCTTGAGATCCTCGGAATGGCTGTACCAACCGGAAACACTATTGGCATCCCCACCAGCGGGACCGAAGTACGATCCTGCAGGAAGCGGATATGCCGGAGCAGCGCCGGGCTGATTCTGGAGAGATGCGTAGAATTTCGCATGGGCTTCCTGAGTACCAGGACCCCACTGACCATCGACATCACCAGTGTATCCCCAATTATCCTTGAGGAACTGCTGGTATGCCTTGATCGCTGCTTCAGTCTTCGCACCCCAGATACCATCGGCACCGGAAGGACCAAGGTCATAGCCACGAGAAATAAGGAATGCCTGCTGTTGCTGAAGTCCCGTGTCGATGGGGTTCTGAACAGCATTGTAATACTTCTCGTGAGCAGCCTGAGTTCCCGCACCCCAGATACCATCGGAGTCTCCGGTGTAACCATAAGAGCGAAGGAAAGTCTGGTACTTAGCAACGGCATCATGATACATCGGACCAGCGATACCATCAGCACCTGTCGGACCGAGATTGTAACCCCGAGAAATCAGCCAGGCCTGCTCGTTCTGAACAGTCTGATCGAATCCGTTGCCACCACCAGAACCATTGAGTGGTCCCTGGTATTCATAGTGCCAAGGCTCGAGCTGACTGAAGTAATAACCTGATGGCGAGAAGCCAAAGCTTGGAGCGTTGTTCTTGAGGAGGTTGGCTCGCCAAGACCCAGCCGTCATCACGCCAGCATCAGGGCCGGTGTCACTGATGTCGAGTGCACGAGGACCGAGCGCATTGTCTTCCTCATGCAGCGAGTTCGGCGGCTTCGCTGCGAGCGTACCACCATTGAGGTAGGCGTTGTACAAGTCCCACTGCTCAGCGTTAGTGCGAGTTCCGCCACCATCGTTGATCTGTAGCCAGTAGCCCGTCTGCTCGTGGAACCAGTTAGACATTCGATCGAATGCTGCTGCGACGTCTACCTGGACACGCTGTCCGTTACGAGTTGTGTAGTCCCATCCCATGGGTGCTCACCTCCTTAAAGATTACGTTGGGTCAGCAGCGACTTCACGAAGGAGGCGCCAATTGACCGATCCGGGAATGAGGACCCGACAAAGATAGAGCTCGTCAGTCCCCAAGAAATAATAGAAGTAACCATCCTTAGCCTCAGAGGCAGGGATGTCTGCCGGAACTCCTCCGGTCACGATCACTGGAGGAGTGACAGGTCCCGAAGAACCGCCGCCTTCAGCGAGAGGAACCCAGTCCCAACCGGACTCAGTCTTCTTTGCTCGATACACCGAACCATCAAGAGTGTTGATGTAGATCTGACCAGGCGCCTGAGCAACAACCTTGGTCGGAACCCCATCACGAGAGATGATCGGAAGGTTCTTATAACTCGTCATGATGCTCCAACCGGCCAAAAATTATCGGCAGTGTTCGATGTACTAATTGAGTGGCGCCAGGAGGACTCGAACCTCCGTGTGGGATACCTGATTTACAGTCAGGCGCAGTCGCCGCTGTGCCATGACGCCGTGTTGTAGAGCTGACCTCCCAGGATTCGAACCTGGAACCTCCTGGTCCAGAGCCAGGCGCAACTGCCGGTTGTGCTAGAAGTCATCGTCGAAAAGTTTTTGTCAGATCGACAGGGCTTGTGAAGGTTTCACCATCAGTTCCACCGACTTCCCTTAGGGTTTAAACCTGGATTGTCTCAGATTTTTGTCCCTCCGGGGGAATTTTAGGGAGCTGAGCGATGCAGGGGGTGGGGGCCTTTTGCGAGACCCCCTCCCCCCTCCTTCAAGAAATTATTTTTGGAATAACAACAGTGTCTTGGTAGACTTTCTGATGCATTCCAGAAACATTTTCTTTAACAATTTCATTGATTGCTCGAGAAAGTTCGAGTTCCTGATCGAAACTTGAAAGTTCATCACTCGACACTGCCACCCTGGCCAGGAGGCCGTTGGTATAGTAACCCTGGGCCTCGTCAAAGGCTAGCCATTCATCGTAATGGGTGAAAGGATTCCAAGGATTGTCGATCGTTGTGAGCATCACATCTTCAGGATCCATGTCTATCCTTTCTCTTAGCCCAGTGCACTAGACAGAGTGGAGGGCGAAAGCCCAACCATGTCAGCAACTTCTGATTGTGTATAACCATTAGCAAGCAGCGCTTTAGCTCGAGCAATCTGAGCAGGCTTGACCTCACGTTCCTTACGTGGTGTAGCCAGCTCTCTTACCTGATCCATGTTAGCATTCTGCAGGATGGCGGTGAGTTTGTTCATGGTGATAGCGCCGGCCTGGATGGCATCCCATTCACGCTGTGTGAACGTAATGACTTCCTTCTTTGCGCCAACTCTAGCACGAGCATCTGTCAGTGAAAGACCCTTGATCTTCTTGACCTCGTCCTTATCGAGACCCGGGTTCGCCTGCAGCCTTGCCTTCACCATGGTGTTAGCAAGCAACTGTGCCTGTCGTTCGCGGGGGGCGTTCATTTGAGCAACACTAAGCTTAGCATTCAAGTCTGCCACTTCCTTAGCATACGCCTTCCTAGCCGACTCTTTGTAGAGGCTGGGCTTAGTAGCAAGGTACTCCTTGCGTGCTGCGTTAGCGAGGGACTTCATCTTGTTAGCGTGCTCTGCATAAACATTCTCGATAAGGGTGTTCTTGTCAGAGATCAGACTGCGTGCATCGTGAGCTTCATCCATCTGAGTAGATCGAGTCGTCTTACGAACGGTCTTGGTCGTGACCACACCAGTACGCTGGTTGATGCTGGACTTCTGATATTCTGCACCCGTAGGTGTATACATCTTACGTCCAGTAGCGGCGTCCCAAGGACCACCATCCTTAGCTGCCCTATCCTTGCGCTCATCCACATACTTCGTAGACTTGGCACGAGAGATCAGAGTAGCTGCACCACCAGCCTTACCATCCGGCTTCATCTGATATTTGCGCTTGAGTTCGGCGATGTTGTTATCAGCAGCAGACTGACGATAGTTGAGGTTGTGCTTCTCAGCATCAATCACCACCATCGAATGGCGAACAGCTCGCGCAATCTCAGTATCGGTCGCACCCTTAACGGTCATGTCCGTAATGAGATTCGAGATGTCGCCCATCTGCTTCTGCTTACCCTTAGGCGTAAGACCATTCTTCTGACCTTCAGGCATTTTATATCTTGCCTGGGGATCGAAGTTCTTAAGCCCAGAGAGCGGCATCTTTGTCTTTACCTGGCGATGATTGTTTGGAATGACGAGAACGGTGTCCCCATCGAAATCAGCTCCAGATAGACGAGCAGCCACGTTAGCATTAATACCAACAGCGTCTTTTGCGTTCTTGATGACACGGTTTGCCTCGCGGTTACGGTTATTCACCACGAGTTCAGGGATCTCGAAGATACCACCGTGGGGGTGACGCACGAGAACCACCGTCTCTCCATCCCGATAGTTCGGGGCGTAGATCTCATGATCCTTCAGCGAGTTGATCGGAAGAATAACCTGATTACGCGTACGAGGAAGACCCTGCGCCTTGAGATGCTTAGCTGCCGAATCGGCGCCATCACTGAACTCCTTGAGGAGCTGCTTCTTGACAGCGGGATTTGACAGAGCCATGATCTCATCGAACTCGGCCTTCTTCGAATCGTAGGTCAGACCAAGCTGCTTACGTGCCAGGGCAGGAGGCTGCTTAGAAAGCATCTGAGAAGAGAGAGTCTTACCCCACTCGTTCCATCCACCTTCTTCACCAGAGATCTTACCTTCGTTACCGACGATATTGATCGGAGACTGGTGCTGCTTACCATCCTTGCCCGTGTACATACGCTGACGCACAATGGAACCAAAGGGAAGAACCTCGTCAACCTCGCCGGTTTCCTTGGACTTCTTGATTTCCTTCATAGCGTCGAGCTTGTTACCCGTACGAGACTTATTCGTGTTGAACATCATGTCCACACCATCGGGAAGGTTGTCGGCGTACATCGCCATACCCTTCAGATAGTGCGTACCATTCACACCGATACGAACCTGCGCATACTGTGCGCCACCGAGAGAGATATCATCGACACCGCGACGAAGCTGAATGACACCATCCATCTTGGCGCCGCCCTCTTCAGCGTAACGAACGCCGACACGAGAAAGGTCCACATGAACAGGAGGCTTCTGCTTCTCCCACGTACGACCGCCATCCTCGGACCATGAAGTCACGGACTTAATCTTGTCCTGGTTCTTCATGATCTCAGGGAAGGTTGATCCCGGAGGGGCGAGGACCATGGTGTTGGTCTTCTTTCCGGTACCGAGCTGATCCACAGGGACGTAGTAGACTTTATAGCCTTCTTCCTCCAACATGCGGATAGCGACCTTCTTCTTGGATTCGGCGATCTGGAGATGATTCTCCGTACCCTTACCGACGTCCAAATAACCATCGTCTCCGAGCATACGCTTGAGTTCGTTGGCCGTGTTCACGAGGGTATCATTACGTTCCTTCAGAGAAGGATTCAGGATCGAACGAACCTGAGATTCCGCAATACCCATCTGCTTACCGATGGCAACGTTAGACATGCCCTTCTCACGAAGCTTCATGGCAGTCTGAATATCCTGCTCACGATTCTGAGATTTGGCAATCGCCTTCAGTGCACGAATATCCGACGAAGATCCCTTCTCACCGAACAGACCCTTAGCAATCTCTGCTTCGGACATGCCCGACTTCTGAAGCTGATCCACGTACTGAAGGAAAGTCTGGTTACGCTGATATGCGTTCTCACCAGATCCCCAAGGATAACGTCCACTCTTTCGAAGAATTCCATAGTGAGCAAGCTCGGATTCACCCAGCTTCTCAGCCATCAGACGGTCAAAGATATCGAGTTCGAACTCGGTTTCCATTGTTCCCCTTTGTTCAAGCGACTCTTGCTAAATTACCCAAGAGCCTCGAGACGGCGGTTATTGATAAGTTCGTCGAAGTGACGAGTTTTTGCCATGATCATCATGATATCACCACGATCAGGCTCATAGACACGAATACCATCATTCTGGTACAGACGAAGTTCGATGTCAATGTCGTTGGGTTGCTGCTGATATTCCAGACAGAAGAAAGCGGCGTAGATTTCCAGCTGATCAAATTTAGCTGTATTCTTACCTGTCTTCAAGTCATGGATGCGCAACGTCAAGCGTTCATCAGTAGGACGCTCTTTGCGGAAGGATATGGCATCCGCAGTGCCGAAGGCATTATACGACGCCATGAGAGAAACCTCAGGCGACATACGAAATCCAATCGCGTCGTTCACGTACAGACTTAGCGTTCTTCCATCATCAGGAAGGTTGATACCCAACTCGATGAGTTCTTTAGCGACCTCATGAAGTCGAGTACCTAGTGCAGCATCCATGGACGTGTCCAAGCGATCGAGCATCTTATCATCTTCATACCGAATCCACGAATAGTTACTCGGTGAGAGGAAGGCGTGCTTACCCGCAAGTTCAGGATGGTAATCAAATCGCAATGACGTGATCCCAAATATCGTTCATCAATTTATCTCCTCGGGCAGAGTCACTCAGAGGACTCCGAAGTGGTCTTTCAGTGCGGAAAGAACCTCTCGCTCATTCTCAGGGAAAATGAAGGCGCCGAATGACATCAGTCGAAGACGGTCAACCCAATGTTCCTGGTTTGGACGAACGGGCGCATCGAAGGAAGCCTTCACTTCCAGACAAGCCCAGCGATCGTTGAACAAAACAAGAAGGTCGGGGAAGCCCTGACGATAGTTCGGATCGTTCTTCATGATCACACAACCGTTAAAGAGCCCCTCGAGCTTCTTGACGAGAGATGCTTGATACGCGCTTTCAAGCATAGGTGTCTCCTTTCAAGAAACAAAAACAGAACCAAGACGTTTTGAAAAAGTCTTATTCTATTCATTATAGCACTTGTAACGGATGCGACCCATAAAATTGGGCGCTTGGATTGTTTTTTAGTGCGAGTGGCAAAAAATGAACGTAGTTCCAACTCGCTGAAAATATTTGTCAAAACGCTATATAAAAACATCAAAACTTTTCAGAAGTTTAAAATAGGTTCAGATTCTGCCACTCGCATGAAAAAACAATCCAAAGCCTTGATTTTCCGGGGTAAAATGGGGTACTTTTCAAAAGTTCGATTTTTCAGATTCTGCCACTCGCATGAAAAAACAATCCAAATCGGGCCATTTTTGGATTGTTTTTTCTGGGTTCATTTCACTTCCGAAGACCAAATGAACCCAGAAAAAACAATCCAAAAAACGCCGATTTTGGATCATTTATTAGTGCGAGTGGCAGAAAATGAATTTCAAAAACACCTCCGAGAAACCTGGGAGTTTCCTGTGAATTGTCTAAAAAACAATCCAAAAAGAGAGTGATTGGGGCTTTTCAACCACTCTCTTTTCGTTCAGGAATCCCACACGTACTTCAGTTTTCTCCCACCAATATGGGGTCGATGTCCATTCAACACCCGGTAAATCGACGGTACAGCCACGCCCAAATGCTCTGCCACATCAAAGACCGTAAGGAATCTTTCACCCGTTTCTACGATCTCAATATACCTACGTTTCAAGGACTCATGCGGCGGAATATCCCTCTGCACAACTCGATTGTTCTTGTAAGAAAGATTCTGAAAACTGTTGTTTTCCGGGTCTCCATCCTTTCTTCGAACGACCTGTCGCCTCTTGCGATTCACAAAACCCAGGGAGAAGTTCTCAGCCACAAGAACATGAATGGGAACTACCCGACGCTCAGTATCGTTCGCAATAGAGACATACCGATTCCCATCCTCTCTTACATAACCTTCCACGATTCTGTTGAACTTAACGTTCATCACTCGTCCCTGATCCGAGACGGCGTATAGTGGGAATCCATCAACTGGAACCCACGTCTCAGTGTCAGTCTTACTCATTCAATCTCCAAAAAAATAAAGAGAATGAGGAGAACTCCCGATGGATACCCTTAACAGGGTGTCGCATCAGCGCGGATACCCTTAGACAGGGCGTCGCTAGGGCCAGATACTCTTAAACAGAGCGTCCAGGAGTTCTCCTCATTATAGGGCGTGTAATTACTGCGAATCACATCATTTCGCCAAGGTTCTCAAAGTGCAACCCACCAACAGATCCCTGACGACCGCTAAGGTGATTGGACAGATTCCCCGGATTCACTCCAGTTGCCTTAGCCGCAACATTCTGCGAAGGATAAACCACGCCCGTTTCGACACATCGAACCTTGTTCCCAGGATGTCCCTGACGCACAAGCTCCGTGATGACCGTGTTGTTATGTACCGATCGATCAATGAGCTTCATCTGAAAGGACTCGTTGATCACCAACTGTCCATTCTTGGTGAGGATCAAATACCCCACCACGCCCAGAACAGCACCACCAACCGCAGCTCCAGCGATCAGATACGCCGTCTTGTGCTTCTTAAAGTGTTCCTTCATCAATTTTTCTCTTCCTTAGTAGTCCGTTCGAATATCTCTTTGCGTTCCATCATGGTCGTCCATGCAGATTCCCTCACCTCGATAGGAAGATCTGACTCATTCCCTCCAAATATATAGAGACCCAGATAATGTATTTTCGAACCAAAGGAGCCCTGAAGAACCGCCATGGTGTCTATTCCAATATGAAGAGTGACCTCACCAGTCTCGTAATTCATATCGGCAGCACCAATAATTCGTTCAGGGCCTCCTTGGTCCGACATAACCACAGGTACATTTGAAATCCGATCTGACATATCCTTACCGGTCATAGCAAATCAAACGGATCCAATCTCGTCAACGCCTCAATCTCGATGTGATCTCTCAGCAGAAGAACCAAAGGTTTCAGCTGAGAAAGAATCTGTTCCAGAGAATCCGCCACCTGCTTCTTGTCCAAATACTCCGCGTTCGTCGAGACGTATGACCAATTCTCCATGTTCGCAGCAAGCATCTGGAAACCGTAAAGGGCCTCTTTCAGAAGGGTGGGGTCAATTTCAGGAGCTTTATTAGATGGAAGGTCATCAACAGAGAGCTCAAACGATCTCACAAATCCTTCACATCCGCATGAACACTTCCTTGCACCCTCAATATGCATCCGAGAGTCATGACCACATCGTGCACAGGTGAAATAACTTCCATCAGTCACAGCTTCTCCACTCTCGCATTATACAGCGCCAGAGACTTCATGAATTGATCCTTACGATCATGCGGAAGTGTCACTGTCAACTGAACGCCGAGGTCTGGAACCTTCACTGTCACCTCAATGTCGGAATCGTACTCGTTCTTCGCCATAAGCATGTTGAAGAAATGCGAGACAGCTGCCCAGTCGACCTCCTCCGAGAATTCATCACGAATAGTTCCGGGAGGGTCCTGATCGTCTGCAATACCAGCCAGAGCTTCCATGTTTTCCATCAGTGGATCCTTTTCTTTAGCAGTCATGCCGACTTTCTCCACGAAACACATACAGTCGCAACCAGCCATGAGACACCAGTCGCCCGAAGAAACACTTGCGTGAGACCCCCGGGAGTGACCACACTTACATCGAGGGTTTACGGTCTCCGTAAAGGTCTTCGAAGGAGCTGGTTCGGCCTTAAGATACTGATTCGCTCGATACCGAGTACACAGACACAGTGAATGAGTACATACTCCATGACCGAGAACGTGCTCAAGAACTGGATGCTTGCATTCACAAGGAATCTTCAACTCTTCCTCGATCTGATCAATCGACTTGGGTTTGAACCCCTTACACTCACATCCCAACATCAGACAAATCGGAGGATGGTCGTTAACATGCTGAGAGCTCGAGTGACCGCATTCACACAGAGGTTCCATCTACTTTTTCTCATTCTTATAGGTGAAGACCGGACAGGTGCACTGATACGCCTTGCAAGAAGCATCATCG